GTCGTACTCGAACCCGCCTATATAAACGGCCATGGCCGGCAAACTGTTCATATAGTTTTCACTGCCGTTTTGAATAATACTTGCAACTTGGCGACTGCTGTCACCGTAGACGACCGGTACACGTTGTAAAGCAGTTACCCCGTTTCGATCCTTGCCAAATTCCACTTGTAGATTGCTTAGTATCCTGATAAATTGGATAATGTATCTACGTATTTGTTGATCATAAAAAAAAGATTGATAAGCCATTGGTTGTCCTGTTAATTATCTGCTTTGGGTTTAAGTGCTTTGCTAAGGCTTTGTCTTGTTGGCTGCGTTTGTCCTTCCAAGTCAGTAAATGTACTATTGTCATTATAAAATCTACCGTGTTGGGTTGCATTAGCTGGTCCCGGAGTAGTATTTGTTCTGACACTATCTTCTATTTTATTCCAACGTGCACCATCGAATCGAAATAATCTATTAGGGACAAAATCTGTACGTAACACGAAGTCTCCGATTTTAGGATTTGTGGGGAAGCTGGTGCTCTGTACTACAGGATACCCGTCGGGAGCCAACCCGTCACCGCCCAAATAGGCAGGGATATTTGCATCCGGCGTAGTTGCTCTGGCCAGTTTATTTGTGCTGTTAACTGATAGATTTTTCAGCGATGATCCGGTTGGATCACCTGGTAAACCATTAGGGTCCAATGCAACATTATATATTGAATTGATATCAGTACCGCTTACTGGAACATCAATTTCTGCTTGTGCTAATACAGCATCGTTGATTTCGCCTAACTTGGCAAGGTTTGACATTACTTGGCCGATTGGTGTTCCAGTCGGAGTTCCAACTGTAGTAATGCTATTCAGAATATCTTTGTACTCTTGTGAATTAACCATTGGTTTGGCTTTGATCCTGATCAAATGTGGCCACCAAGTTTGACTAAAGCCTTCTGCCGCAAATGTTACATCTTGAATAACATAAAATCTTTTTAATGCAGCTGGCAAATCATCGTTTAATGGGAAGTAATCTTTTTTGTGTTGTAATTCGATTACATCTCCGCTCATTAACTTTCGACCTATAGAGGCCACGGTATCATTTAAGTGAAAGGTAAGAACAATAGTATCGGTACTTAACATTAAACCAAATTGAGTCAAGTCCCAATCGTTATCACTTACGGTATAAATTCCTCTTAACGCATACACACTAGTATCATATTTTCTATCTCTATTTTCTAAAAACAGTAAATCTTGAATATTTAATACACTATCTGTAGTATAATTGGGTTTAGTAGCATCGTTCCAATAAACATTTACAGGAGTGCCGCCGGCAATATTGCCAGTTAACGAACTACTGATAGTTGCAGTGTTTGCTGCTACATTTATTTTAGTAATAGTGGTATTTGTATCGATATTAATGCCTTGTATAGTCTGCCCTACTTCTATCAATGAAACGTTAGCAAAACTAAGGGAATTGGTTCCAGTTACTGCGTCTGATGTTAAACTATATGCAGTTGCAGCGGTATTTGTTTGCGGACCTAAGTATTTGTGTAGTAAAATACCGGTACCGCCGATGGTAAATTCTTCCGAAATTCTACGGTCAAAAAACTTATAATCATTGGAGTGGTTGTCACGCCACATACTTAATCTTGGCATATCTGGTCCCAAATATATTGTATTTATAGTCAATTTGACTATAAATGATAAACTAAATATAATACAAAGATGACTGAACTTCAAACAACATTAGATCGAATGGCCCGAGCAATTCGCGCTACGGAAAACCACAACCATAAGCGGGATTTATTGAAACTGTACCGAAGTTGTGAAAATATTATTTTTGAAATAACCAATGAAATGGTGGAATGTCGTCGACGAAATATCAAATCTGCCAAACTAAATCAACTTGAACTATCGTTGGAAAATGCTATAGAAACATTCGATCAGTGGCTAACATTTAGCCGGCTACTAGGATAACATTATGAATGAACGACAATTTTTTAGGCGAAAAGTGGTTGATACAAATGCACTTTGGTATCCTGAGTTGACCGAAAAAGCCAAAGAATTGCATCTTGAACTGGAAGAATTAATCGGTCAAAAACAGAATTTAGAAATATCGCAGCTATCAAACGGGCAGACTTCTGAATTATATAATGAAAGCATACAAATTGAAAAAGATCAGTTAGAATCACGAGCAGACAGACTCGATCTTAATGAACAACGATTGGAATTGTCTGCTATACGATTGACCATAGACAATATTAGATTACAGCTCGACAAATATACACTTGAGTTGCACCGACAAGAACTACTAGTGACTGAGTCTGAGAGACAGGTAACCGCTCGGCACAATGAATTACTGGCTAAACAAAAAGAAAATCGCAGTAATATAGAATCTATAGATTTTTCAAATATTTTAAAACTAGAAGAAATAAACAAAAAAATCAATGAATTAGAAGGCAACTTTACTGATTTTTATCGAAAAGCAATTGTTAAACCTTATAGATTTAAACGCATAGCAGTTTTGCTGGTCGGGCACTATAGAACATTTTTATTGTGCAGAGCTAATATGATGCACTTTTTCAGCTCTATGGCAGAACAGGTTGATTATTATTTTGTTACTTGGAAAAAATCTGATTTTGTAACTCCAACATTTCAACGATCTCCTGATACAAAGGAATTAAGGATTGCTGATATTTCTATATATTTTGGTACGTTACTAAAAGGACTCGAAATAGTAGATGAACAAACAGTGAGTGATTTCACCACTCCCCAAATTAATAATAGCGAAGCACGGGGCCTATGGAGACATTTGCATTTATCTTATTTGGCCAAAAAAGCACAACAACTAAAAAAAGATTACGAAATAGCTAACAATTTTGTCTATGATCAAGTAATAGAAACCCGTCCGGATTTTTATTATACATATCCGACCAATAGATTTTACCCTTGCAAGGATAATGAGTTTATATTGATGAAAAGTGGAATCGATAAAATAGACGGGTGGGGATGGGGAGATGGCTATATACGTACAACTTCCTCGACCAACGATTTTTTATCCAACAGACACGACTTTTTCTTAGAATGCGCTCAAACTTTGGATTCGATGAACACAGACTGGATGTTTAATTACCATAAAACTATGAATGCATATTTGGGGAAATTTGATCAACTAAAACAAGTAACAGACAATACGATCCGGGACGCTACTAATATAGTAGTAATGTCAGAATCTGACATTCCGGCCCCCACATAACCTTTATATTTGACAAAAATATCCGCCTCTGTTATAATAATGGTTAGATAAACAACTTAAAGGGTATCATTATGGCGGTTGTAGCTGGAATCAAAATTAAAACTAAAGTAAGCAAGCCCAGGGGCGGCCATTTTTTAGATGAAAAGTACACTGGGACAGAACCTCAGTGGCCCGAAGAATCGAAAGATTGGCCACAGGATCAATTTGATAACTTACTTCGTCGAAGTTTTTATTACTACAATTATTATTACAGTCAAAAAGATACCAAAAAATATGTCGTCGAGTGGATGAAAACTGCATCGGAGTTTTCCAAAGAAGAAATCCGTGCATTTGAACGGTCGTCGGACCGTAGTATTCCTATGACGGCGTGTAGCCTCGTTATGGCACATCGAGCCGGGATGCATTTTCGACCACGGCATATCGAATTCTTGGACAAATGCATATTAGAAGCAATTGCAACAGCGGAGCCCGAGCAAGTGCTTCACGCTGAAGCCGCTGAACCAGCAGTGTATAAACCTACTATCCAGGACAGACTGGCAGAAAAAACCTCGGAGCTCATTGGAGAACTTGAAGGAAAGTATGATGACCTGAGCTCTGTTAAGTTTTATGACTGGCTCACCAACAAAAATGTTGTTCAAAGTCAATTGAGCAAATATGAAAGTCTTTACAGTAAACGTAAAGAAGAGCTGGAACAAGCACAGGCAAAAACAGATAGTCAACTTAAAGAGGCATATTCCCATTATAAGACCGCTGATTTCAAACGCCGTATTTCGTGGATCTCGGACTTGTTATCGGCGATCGAACAATATCGTGGTGTTAAAAAAGCCACTAAAAAAGCAAGAGTTAAAAAAGCACCCAGTAAAGAAAAATTGGTTGCTAAACTGAAATTTGCCAAAGAAAATAAAGAACTCAAGATTGTCAGTATAAATCCTGCAGACGTTGTGGGCGCAAGTGCATTGTGGATCTATAATGCCAAAACTCGCAAATTGGGTAAGTATGTTGCGGCCAGCTACCAAACTTTGGGAATCAAAGGTACAACAATAACAGGATTTGACGCAGACAAAAGTGTGTGCAAAACGCTACGTAAACCCGACGAAAAACTCAAAGAATTTGCAAAAACGGGCAAGGTACAATTGCGTAAATTCCTTGAAGACATCAAAGCCACTGAGATTAAAATGAATGGCCGAATTAACACAGATATTCTATTGTTAAAAGTCGAATGAGTATTGTATCCTATTAGCTAAATACGGTTAATAGGATATAATTTATGCCATCATTACAGATACAACCAGGGTTAACATCTAGTTTCTCTATAGAGACAGAAAATCTCGGCGGCCCGGGCCCTATCAGCCAAGATAGTGCCATAGAGGTTAATGCACAAATTCACACACTTAATCAACTTCGTAACGAAATGATTGATTATATTCGTTTGCGCTTAGGTGATCAAATTGTTGATGTTGAATTAGACAAAGAACATTATGAGCTTTCGATTAAACAAGCACTGACAAAGTACAGACAAAAAGCACAAAATTCAACAGAAGAAAGCTATGTGTTTTTAAATTTACTGCCCGAAGTTCAAGAATATATTTTGCCTAGTTACATAACGGATGTTAGACAAATTTTCCGTAGAGGCATCGGCAGTACTACAGGTACAACTGCCAGTCAATTTGAACCATTTGCTAGTGGTTATTTGAATACATATATGTTGGTAGCAGGCCGTGTTGGTGGTTTGTTAAATTATGAACTGTTCGTTGACTATCAAAAATTAGCTATGACTATGTTTGGTGGTTACATGAATTATACTTGGAATAAAGTAACGAAGAAACTCACAGTTCTTCGTAAAATACCCGATTACGGCCACACCTATTTAAATATCAGTACAATAACCAGTAACGGCACTGCTATAGGTAGCACCATTACCCTTACGTTAGGTAACCCGGTTACTATAGCGGCAGGCAATAGAATTTATATAGAACAATGTCCGGTTGCGGGATATAGCGGTCAATACACTGTAGCAAGTGTGGACGGTTCTTGTACAGTGATAACAGTTATAGCAACTCAGAGTCTGGGTGCAACTGAAGTTGCCCCTGGCTATAGTTTACGACAAACAAAAGTTTGGAGTCCCGAGGTAGACGGAAACATTAGTACTGAAAGTGTGTTGCTTTGGGTATATAACCAAAAACCAGACAGTATGCTATTGAGTGATCCGCAAGTATATCCTTGGTTACAAGAATACTCATTGGCATTTGCTAAGAGCATTTTAGGGCAAGCACGTGGCAAGTTTAGTTCGGTAGCAGGACCACAAGGCGGGTCACAGTTAAATGGAGCCGCATTGATGCAGGAAGCACAAGCCGAAATGGAAAAGCTCGAAGAGGAATTGAAACGCTATGTTGATGGTTCTCAACCGTTAACTTGGATTACTGGATAAACTAACTCATTAATTGTTGACAAGAATTTAAATCTGTGTAAAATACTTGACATACACAAGGTAATTTATGACAACAATTATTGGACTGGTTGGGTTAATCGGATCAGGCAAAGATACTGCGGCAGACTACTTGGTTAATTTTCACGGGTTTCGGAGAGAAAGTTTTGCTAGTACTCTTAAAGATGCAGTTTCGAATATATTCGGATGGGATAGAGATCTACTAGAAGGCCGCACAGCACAAGCAAGAGAATGGCGAGAAACCGTTGATACTTGGTGGGCCGCACGACTGGGAATGCCGGAGTTGACACCCCGATTAGTCTTACAATTATGGGGAACAGAAGTTATCAGAGTCGGGTTTCATGACGATATGTGGATTGCCAGCTTGGAAAATAGACTACGTAATGCAACGGATAATATTGTTATTACTGACTGTCGATTTCCAAACGAAATTAAAAGTATTAGACAAGCAGGCGGCAAAATGATTAGAATTTCGAGGGGAAGAGATCCCGATTGGTTTCATACTGCACGATCGGCGCCGCAATTAATGAAAGAATGTTATCCTAATATTCATGCAAGCGAGTATAGCTGGGCACCTACAAATTTTGATGCAATTATTGATAATAACGGGTCAATTGAGGAATTATACGCCGAGCTCAAAAGTCTGGTATAATAGGACTTTCTTTCCATGGCAGATGGCTATGTGCAAGTTCTATACGACAATTAAGGCATACTGTCTTAAGATTTTGAGACGAAACATTTTTTAGATTCCCATCAACATGATAAACTGTCATTTGTTTATCTAAGTATTTTGCTTTGTATCCACACCATTCGCAGATTTGCTTTTTTCGATATCCGGCTCTAAACCAAGCCGGAACGGCCTTTATCTTTTTACCTTTTCGAATACAACTATCACACATTTTTCTGTAGTGATATTGACTATTCTTTATATAGTTTACAGCAGCCAAATTTTGATTACAGACTAAACAAAGTGGTCTTTTCATAGCTATATTTACCCAAACCTTTGCAAAGGGCAACACAACCTTGTATTTTTTTAGATATTTAATAAATATCTTTATAGTTTATGAGGATATGAAACATGGCATTAGTTTCTCCAGGCGTACAAGTTAGTGTAACAGATCAGAGCAATTATGCTCCATCTACTAACGGAAGTACAGCATACGTATTATTAGCCACAGCAGAAAATAAAGTTGCGCCAGGCGGCACAGCTTATGCTAGCGGCACATTAAAAGAAAATGCAGGCACAGTTTATAATATTACAAGCCAACGTGACTTAGTTAACACGTTCGGCAATCCAATATTTAATACATCATCGACAGGATCGTCGATCAATGCCGGCGAACAAAACGAATATGGTTTATTGGCGGCTTACAGTGCGATGGGTGTAAGTAATAACATCTATGTTCAACGTGCAGATGTCGATTTAGCAGAACTTACTGGTACATCTATCCGTCCAGTAAACGGTCCTGTTGACGGCACATATTGGTTTGATACAGCTGATACAAATTTCGGTATATTTGAGTGGAATGCATCTACTCAGATGTTTGAACAACAAACGGTATTTGTTGATTATGATAAGCAAAGAGTATTTACAGGTGATGCCGCAGATGACGATTTAGGTCCAGATACATCTTTTGGTACAATCGGATCTTATGTTGCAGTAGTAACTACTGGTCACAATCATATTTTCTGCAAACGTTATGATAATACGTGGCAACTAGTAGGCAATATTGGTTGGGAACAAGGTGTTCCTACAGTTACAGGAACAGTTACTAGTACCGACGGCGTAATTACTGCAAGTGCAACTATTTCTGTAAACGGCCAAACTATTGGTTTAAATATAGGCGATAGTTTAGCAACAGTTGCAGGATATATTAATGCAGCATCGATCACCGGTGTTTCTGCTAGGGTTAGTAGCACCAACCAATTGATTATTACAGCAATCCATACTGCAACCAGTGACGGTACTCATGTTGATGGCAAATTAAATATTTTCGATCATGTGGGTTTCGCATTGAGAGATTTAGGAATTAAACCTGGCATTTATTACGGTGCTGCTCTAAGTGTTGGTCCGTACTATAAGGTACCGCATTTTGAAACAACTGATATCACACTAGGCCAAGGCCGTCCTACGGGCAGTGTGTGGCATAAGACCAGCGTAATCGGCAACGGATATGCACCAGTAGTAAAGCAGTTTAATGCACTAACTAATAGTTGGGTGCCAGTAGAACTAACAGTTTTCACATCTAATCCATCGACTGCTACTCATATTTTTGATCCCACTGGTGGTGGATTAAACATTCCAGTAGGCACAATGTTTGCGGATGTTCAAGTTGAGTTAAATCTGTATCCAACTGTAGGAAGTCAGTTTTTCTATAGAAAAAATGCTGGCCCAACAGTTGCAACCGCAACTACTTCTGTGGTTCTTAATCCAAGCGTTAATGACCAATTTGATGTATATTATTCGACTGGTTCTGGAAATTTTCTATCTAAGAGAATAACAGTAACTACAGCTAGTCCGTCTGGATTAGTAAGTGCAATTGTTGCAGCAGATATGCCTAATGTAAGTGCTGCTATTACGGTATCGGGTGCAGTTACTATAACACATGCAACTGGGGGTGATATTGGTGTACAGGATATAACCGGAACACCTTTAGCTAACGTCGGTATTAATGCTACATCGACTAATACATATCTTAGTGCCACAAATGATATGTCATATTTGATATCTAACTGGGCACCTCTGTGTTCGACAGGCTATTATGCATCGCCTACGGCGCCTGTATCTCAGCCAGTTGACAATACCAATTGGTATTTCAATTCTCCTTCTCGTGTTGATATTATGATCAACACTGGCTCTGCTTGGGCAGGATATAGAACTGTTACCGCAGATGTTCGTGGATATAATTTATCAAATACAAATGCCAACGGCATTATAGTAGGATCTAGTAGCCCTGCATCCCAAGACAACGGGAATGCGTTGGTTTATGGTGATCTATGGTTAGATACCAGCGATTTAGAAAATTTCCCAAAGATTAATAGATGGGAACGTGTATCTGGAATTGACAAATGGGTAGCAATTAGCAATACTGATAGCGTAAGTCAAAATGGCATTATCTTTGCTGATGCTCGATGGGCAACTAGCGGCAACGTAGATCCTGCATTAGATGATATGCCTAGTATGGCAGAATTAGCTGTAAGCAGTTATGTAGATTTAGATGCGCCAGATCCAACATTACATCCACGCGGAATGTTATTGTTTAATACAAGAGCTAGCGGGTTTAATGTAAAACAATTTAAGTCTATGTACTTTACAGCGTCGGCATATCCAAATCAAGTGATACCTGCCGTAGAAAGTACTTGGGTATCTGTTGTTGGACATCAGACTGAATCAATCCCAAATTTTGGTCGTAAAGCCCAGCGCGGTGTTGTAATTGCAGCATTAACAGCAGCAATTGATAGCAGCACTTCATTGAGAGAAGATGCAACGCAATTTAATTTAATAGCATGTCCTGGTTATCCAGAATTGATGCCTTATATGGCAACGTTAAACAATGATAAAGGCAATACAGCATTTGTCATCGGTGATACTCCATTCAGATTGCCTGCAACAGGAACAGCAATTCAAAATTGGGCATCAAATGCCGCTGGTAGTAATGCAACAGGTGAAACAGCATTATCAGTTACTGACCCATACGTTGGGGTATATTATCCATCGGGGCAAACTACTGACCTATCTGGCAATACTATTGTAGTACCTCCAAGTCATGCAGTATTAAAAGCAATTTTAAATAGCGACAATGCAAGTTATCCTTGGATAGCACCAGCAGGTACACGTAGAGGTATAGTAGATAACATATCTGCTATCGGTTACGTAGACGGAGCATCAGGCGCTTTTATTTCTGCAGGTATTACCCAGGGACTACGCGATGTTATGTATGCTAATAAAATCAATCCGTTAACTAACTTGCCAGGTGCAGGTTTAGTAATATACGGTCAAAAGACATTAGCAGGTGACCCAAGTAGTTTGGATCGCATTAACGTAGCACGATTAGTAAATTATATTAGAAAACAATTAAACATTGTGAGTCGTCCGTTCTTATTTGAACCAAATGATTCGATTACACAAAAGAACGTTACTGCTGTAGTTAGCGGCATAATGAATGATTTAGTTGCTAAACGTGGTGTAGCAGATTACTTAGTAGTTTGCGATAGCAGCAATAATACTCCAACTCGTATCGATCGTAACGAATTATGGGTAGATATTGCAGTACAACCGACCAAGGATGTTGAGTTTATTTACATTCCTATTAGGTTAGTAGCCGCAGGTCAGTTACAAAGTAGCAACATAGCACCTGCAACAACAGTAGGAACAGGAGCATAATAAAATGGCAGTTTCATCATTAACAAAATTTACAGTACCGTTGAGCGGAAACCAAAGTGCTTCGGCCCAGGGCTTGTTGATGCCAAAATTGCAGTTTCGTTTTAGAGGAAGTTTTGATAAGTTTGGTGTTACTACACCTACTACAGAACTTACTAAACAAATTGTAAGTTTTGCACGACCACAAGTTCAAATGGAAGCGATTGATATTCCAGTATATAACAGCCACGTATACTTGGCAGGTCGTCCAGTATGGCAAGCTGCACAAGTGGTATTACGTGATGACGCAGGTGGCAATGTAAGTCGTTTGGTTGGCGAACAATTACAAAAGCAGTTTGATTTTATGGAACAAGCTAGTGCAAGTTCTGGTATCGACTATAAATTCACTGCACGAATTGAAATGCTAGACGGATCGAACGGTGCATACGAACCAGTAATATTAGAGGCTTGGGAATTATATGGTTGTTTCTTAACTGATGTTAACTACAACGAAGCAAGTTATGCTAATAATGAGCCAATGACTATTACTATGTCGATTCGCATGGATAACGCTATGCAAACAACTGGTGGCGGTGTTGGTACTAGTGTTCCACGTGGAAACGGTACAACCATTACTGGTTAATTTGGCATTAACTACTTAAACCCACTTTCGAGTGGGTTTTTTATTGAGATAAATATTTGTATGTCTACTCTGTATAATGCCGATTTAAAACCACTTACACAAGGTCAGTGGACACACGATTATCAACACGCTACAAAACTTTTTTTAGCTGATAATTACAAGTTATCGCCTAAACAGGCATTTTTATATTACGTCAGACTGCAAATAAATTCCGATTTACCGGCGGGGTTTTTATCTACATTATCTAACACAATATCAGGATCAACAGTATCTAGTCAAACTAGCTTACAACAGTTAGAAGCAGGCATGCTAGCTAAAAGAGTTGAATTACCAAAATTTAAAATCGACACAAAAACTTTGAATTCTTATAACAGGAAAAATGTTATACAAACACACATATCATACGATCCAGTTAGTATAACTTTTCATGATGATGCCGCCGATACCGTTACAGGCCTGTGGAACGATTACTATACATATTATTACCGAGATAGCGATTATTCTACAGATAATAGTTTATTTTCTTCAACTGCTACACTGACAAATCCTTATTCGGGTTTTAAACAGCAGACAGGAATTTATGCTGGAAGACCTACTTCGAAATGGGGGTACACTACTAGAAATGGTAGTAATATACCGTTTTTTAAAAGTATACAACTTTTTAGTTTACATAATAAAAGATTTACTGAATACGAATTAATAAATCCTATCATAACAGATTGGCGTCACGGCGAGCATAGTAATGTCGACGGTACTGGTCTATTAGAGAATACCATGACTATTACGTTTGAAACAGTCAAGTACAAAACAGGTTATATAAATCCATTGGATGTCGAGGGCTTTGCTACTATACATTATGATGATGTACAAAGTCCAATTAGCACCAGCGTAACTAACATTTATAATGACAACGGTTTACTCGGTGCATTAAATAGTGGTACTAAGGACTTGGCAAGACCTGACGGCTCAGGCGGATCTAATTTATTATCGACCGCAAATAATATTGCGAATTTAATAAAGAATTTACAAGGCACAAATTTTCAAAATTTAGCAGCACAAACATTGGGCAGTATCGGAATTAGTGCAGTTAGTCAAGC